CAGGAAAAAATCACCTTGGAGATGGCTCGGACTATGCTATCAGCAGGATTCGGTCTATCAGCCCAAGAGATTGACACGATGCTCGGAGTGCAGGCCCAAGAGTTCAGCGAGCCTACTTGGGGCGAAGAGGACGACGAGGACTACGGATGGGGCGAGGAAGAATTTAAGGTCTTGGAAGTGGTTGCAAGTAAGTTTGGAAGCCATGCAGACGATTACCATGTGATGCACTCCAAGCCGATGCGGTTTGACTCCAACATAGACGAAAACATCCGCTTGGCCTTTGCCGAACTGGGAGAGGAAGAGAAAGAGTTGGACTTGAAGATTGAAGCCTACCGCAAGAAGAACCGGGATGCATCGGTTGAAGAAATGGCAAAGGAGTTCGGGGTCAGCAAGGCGAAGGTCGCCAAGCGGGTCGCTTACTTAATCACCAAGGACCGCTACCCAATCAGCCGGGCGGTGGACAAGATTGCCGAGCAGAACCTACCCAAGAACGTGAAGGAAGTTGCCGAGCCTGTACTGGAGGTCCGCTACAAATACGCATGGGCGACAGGTTTCAGCAACAAAGACAAAGGTTCAAGCCGTCAGTTCTGCAAGGTCATGCTTGACTTAGCCGGGCAAGGCAAGGTTTACACGAGGGAGGACATCGACGGGATTTCTGCAATCATGGGCTACTCGGTTTGGAACAGGAGGGGCGGTTGGTATCACACACCCAGCGGAGTGAATAGGCCCCAATGTCGCCATGTATGGGAGCAGCAGTTGGTAATCCGTAAAGGCAATAAAATCAGCAAGGCATGAAGGCACTATTCATAAGCGAAGAAACGCTGCTCGACAATAGCATCATCAACGAGAACGTCAGTTACACGCAGATACGCCCCACCGTGGTCAAGGTTCAAGAGATGCGGATTCAGCCGATTGTAGGCTCTGCACTCTACGGGGAATTGATTACCCAAGTGGTCAGCGGTTCAACGTCTGCACTCAACCAAACGCTGCTGGAGGACTACATTCAGCCTGCAATGATTCAGTGGCTTTACTACGAGTTGCCCATGGTTCTTGCGTTCAAGTACATGAACAAGGGGATGGTTCGCAGAACAAGCGAAGAGTCCTCCCAAATGAGCATGGAGGAAATCACGCGGCTGACCGACAAAGTGAAGAACGATGCCGAGTGGTATTCCGAACGGATTACCCGATACCTCATGGAGAACCGCAATTCCTATCCTTTGTGGAACTCGCCTCCGTCTGCTTTGGATACCATCTACCCGAACGCTACCAACTACCGCACCGGGATGGTCTTAGACCGCAACAGGAGGATGGGAATCAGCAACTTGGATTACCCCTATCCCTACGGACAATTTGGGGCGTGTAATGACTGCTGACGATGGGCGCACATAAAAAAAACATACTGAAACTTCAGACTTATGTCATGGATAAAAATCAAGCAGGCTCTCTTGGACCTTGCAAATGCTCATCCACAGGTCAACTCCTTCGGGACGGGCGACCCGCTTGCAATCGGAACGGACAACACCATCAACCTGCGAACCCCAAGCCGTGAGCGAATCGTCTATCCGCTCGTTTTTGCGGACGTGCAGTCTGCAAGTACTGACGCTGGTACTTTGGACTTGGTGGTTGGGGTTTACTTTTCTGACCGTGTTGAGTCCATTAAGCCGATGGGCGGAGTGGTTTCGGGCAGCCCTACGCTGGGTTGGCAGGATAACGAGGATGAGGTCTTAAGCGACCAGTTACAGGTAGCACAGGACTTCATATCGTCGCTTACAAACGACCCGAACGAAGACTGGACCCTTAGTGCCTCCGTGTCGCTTACACGCTTTGTAGAGAGCCGGGATGATCGCACGGCAGGGTGGCAGGCGACGATGACTTTTGAAATCCCCTACGGCCATTCGGTTTGTGAAATTCCAGTCTAATCTACATTTACAATTAAACGCTAAAAAATGCCTACACCCATATTGCAACAAATGCTCGGACAGGGCGGTACGATGGAGTTCGTTGACGGAACCGTTACCGGCAAAAACTACGACTTCTTGATAGTCAACACCGCAGCCACATTCACAACCCTTACCGGAACTGGAAGCGAAAACCTGCTATCCGCTTACAACTTTAGTGGTAAATCGCTTTCCGCTGGCATCGTGATTTCGGGGCGCAACGGAGGCAAGATTACTGCGGTAACTCCAAGCGTCGGTTCGGTCATCGGTTATACCTTCCTCTAATGCTCATCGGTTACGGCTACGGCTATCCCACCAACCAACTGCTTGGCGGTGGCAATCCTTTTTGGCTTGCATTCAACCAACGTGCAGACGCTGACGGGGCTTTGCCTGCGGAGGCTGCGGTCAATGGATGCCTCCAAACCCGATTCCTGAACTCCTTCCAATCATACGCTTTCTTCGTTTTTTATTCAAATTCTTGGCAGCCGTTTATGCAACGGGCGAACACCGACTCGGCTGACGCTGCGGAGGTCGCCTTTATCAACTGCCTCGAAGTCCGAATGTATAATCTCCTAAACGCATAGCAGATGCCTGCAAGCCCATCTTTACTCATCGTCCCTGCCCGATTCAAGACGGGGAAACTCTACACCCAAATCGCTACGACTTCGGCTGGGGTTGTTCTCGGTTCATCGGGGGACTTCAACGTAACCCGTGCAACGACTGCGACCCGATTCAATTCGGCTGGCTTGATTGAGTCGGTGGCTTCGGGTGTGCCTCGCTTGGATTACTATTCAAGCGGTGGAACGGCTGGCTGCCCTGCTCTATTGGTTGAGCCGAGTGGGTCGAACTTGGCGTTGCAGAGCGAGAATTTTACAACAACTTGGGGGGCAGCCAGTTTGAATATAACGAGTGGGTTTACATCACCAACCAACAGCAACTTAGGGGCATTAATTGAGGCTTCGGCAGTAGGCGGTCGTTTGCGTCAATCCGTAACTTTGACAAGTGGCGCAACGCTTGATTTTTCTTGCTTTGCTAAACTCGGAACATTATCCAGCGGTGTGTCCTTGGTTTTTCAAGATGGAACCTCTACAAACTACACATCAGGCGCTTGTCAGGCTTTCCGCTTAGATACTGGACAATTAGCATCCAGCGGCTCAACGGGTGCTGGATTCACCGTTGTTCGGTCGGGCATTGAGAATTATGGCAATGGATGGTATCGGTGTAACCTTGCGGTAACAATGGGCTATACCCCTGCTGCTCCGCATATAATGATAAGACCAACGGCAGCACTTACATCAAGCATCCCTGTAACCGTCAGCGGAGACACTTGCTACATCTTTGGCGCACAACTTGAAGTCGGCTCCGTAGCCACATCCTATATCCCCACAACCACAGGCTCGGTAACCCGAAACGCAGACGTGATAAACCTATCAGGCGCAGTCAGCGGATGCATCGGGCAGACCGAGGGGACGGTTTATTTGGATTTAAGTTACGGTCAAGTTACATCAACTGCAACTCGTTGGCTTGAATTATTTGGTTCAAGCAATCATATAGGGTTAGCCGTCGGCACTGCTGGGCTTCTACGTTCAATCGTAAATGGACAAAGTGATATTCTTGCAGGCACCGAAACAAGCACTCGATTTAAAATTGCTTGGTCGTACAATTCGTCCGGGGTTGTTTGTTTTATAAACGGAGTTGAATTCACGCTAACTAATGGAGGCGCGCAGACAATGACATCACTCACTGGTTTTAAAATTGATATGTCAACCGTAGGGGGTCAGCGTACTTTTAATAATCGAATTAATGCTTTCGCCTTGTACACATCGCGCTTAACAAACGCTGAACTCCAATCGCTGACAACCCTCTAACGATGGCTACCTTCCGCAAGTACGCATTCCCCAAGCAGGCCGACGCTGACAAGGTGCTGGCTCTCTGCACAGGCACGACCGCTGCGGTTTCCCTTGGGGTCTTGGATGGCCTTGTGTGCTACGACATCCTTTGGGAGGGCGACGCACCCGAAGATGCGACCCAGTACGAAACTTGGCCCGAACCTTGCGGAGTTCACTCCTTCCTTGGATGGGACGAGCAGTACGCAGCCGACTACCACCAACACAAATCACTATGAGATTATTCCGCAAACGCAACCCTGAAACGCCCGAAACCCCAAAACTCCCTTTTATGAAATCAGCAGTCATCGCTTTACTTCGCCACCTTCTCACCTTCATCGGTGGAACCCTTGTTGCTAAAGGTATCATTGATTCAGCGACCCTTACCGAAATCATCGGTTCCGTATTGACCTTGTTGTCAGTTGGTTGGATGGCCTTGGATAAAACAAAGGGCGAGCCGAACAAGTAATGAATCTAATCGAAACCACCATCGTCGGGAGCGTTGCTGCAATCGTCGGTGGAGCGGTCGCTTGG